AAACTATCTAATGCGTTCATCTTATCCCTTTCTTGTTGTTGTTTATGTTGTTCCCATTCAGGCCAAGCTAATGACGACTTCACTTTACCCATGCTCCACCTGTTTGATTCTTCTAATGATTGCATCTCTAATCTTGCTATCAATGGTTTTGTTTTCTGTCATGATTGCAAGACATTTACGCAATTGAGCAGCAGACTTTTCTGTATTGATTTTGTTTAAGAATGCTGCATCCAATTGCTTTTGTGCAGTAATTAAGTAATTGATTTCTTCTTCAGACATTGTTCCAACTCCTTAATTGTCATTTTCTTGCTAACGATTACACCATATCTTTTCGCTAGAAATTTCTTTAGGTTGTAATCTTTAGCTTTTCCTTTGTATAAAATCATAACGATTCCTTTCCCTTTTTAAGTGTAAGTTATCAGTTTGTTCTATAAGAGTCAAACTAATAATCCCACTTGGGAATGAATCCCAAGCAGGATTGTATCTTTGAGTTTAACTAGGCGTTAGCAACTAGTTTCAAAGCCTCTTTGTATGCTGCAGTCTGCTTTTTAGCATTAGCAACATTGATCGGTTTTGGAACATAAGGCGTATAAGCTACACCAAACTTCTGAAAGAAGTATTGCATAGCTTCTTGCTTATGTTCTTCAATCAAAACCATTTGCTGATCAATCTTCTCAACAAACGCTTGTAACTGCGTAAGTTTGGTATCTTGGATTTCATCTCCAGTCCAAACTTCATCTGATACAAGGTATCTGATTTGAGAAGCTGGGCCTGATCTAGCTTTCAAAGCTGACTTCAAAGCTGCTTCTCTACCTCTTATGAAACTCCCTACCACTGCTTTTGCAGGTGTATAAGAGTCAAGGTTTGTATTAGGCACAGACATATCTTCGTAGTATGTTACCATGATGTCTAGTGCATCTGTTATTGTGTTACCTTTTTTCATATATTTACTCCTTTGTTTATTATGTTTAACACGCCAACATGAACAACAATCATGGAGGAGTCTTAAACACCGAGGTGTCCTTGTGCGCCGAGGGGAACAGCTAATTTGTTTCGCGAGGAATCTGCGCAGCAGAGGGGAAATTAGTTGTTGTTTAAGAAGCTCCTTTGATTGTATGTTGGGCGTAGTTAAACTTAAACAAAGGGAGTAATTGTAAAAAGGTAGATACAGATGTACGACATCCGGTAACTACTACATCTTGTGTCTGTGCTGGTGGCTTGACACAAACCTGACTCTCCTCTATACTCCCTGTAAGGTATTAACAGATAGGAGTTTCATGAGTAAGGTAGTTTCAGCACCTTTGAATGCTTTGAGTCAGAGTAGGAATCCCAAGCAAATAACTGGCAAAGCCAAGTTACTTGTAGATACGCTTGTATCTCGTGGATGTTCTATTACAGAAGCATCAAAACTCGCAGGTTACAAGGGTAATTCTGCTAGAGTAAGTGCCAGTAAGATGCTACGAAAACCTGAAGTGCAGCAGTACATGGCACAAGAGATACAGCGTTCTCTTGGGATTCACTCTGCCAAAGCATCCTCACGACTACTACAACTTTGTCAGGGGGCTAAATCAGAGTATGTCCAGCTAGAAGCAGCAAAGGACATACTTGATCGCAGTGGTTTCAAAGCCCCTGACAAACACCAACACCTTGTTGGTGGCGATTTCAAGATAAATATAGACTTATCCTAGAAATCACAGGTTGTAGTGTCGTGAGTGTTACCCCACCCCCAAAAAACTACGACACGCTACAGCTAGTGGTGTTCCCCACACAATAATGTTCTTTAAGGTTCGTTCAATTTGTGCTAGATAAATCATATGGCTTACAAAACACCAGCATGGATGAGAAAGGCAGGGAAGAATCCGAAAGGTGGACTCAATGCTAAAGGTCGTGCATCTTATAAAGGTGGCACACTAAAAGCCCCTGTAAAGAGTGGCGACAATCCTAGAAGAGCATCTTTCCTTGCTAGAATGGGAAATATGCGTGGCCCTGAATACAAGAATGGTAAGCCAACTAGACTTCTTTTAAGTTTGAGAGCATGGGGTGCATCCTCAAAGGCAGACGCTAGAAAGAAAGCTAGAAACATATCAATGCGTCTTAAAAAGAAAAAAAAGAAAGGCAAATAATCATGTACGGAAAAAAATCTTCAGGCAAAGGCAAAACAATGTTGAAAGGTAAGCAAAAGAATTTACCTCCTGCATTAAAGAAAAAGATTGTAGCTGCTGCTATGAAAAAGAAAAAAAAGAAAACTGCCTAAATATTTGGTAAGAATATGGCAGATGGGCGATTGTATTCTTTTAGATCAAAAGATATTATCGTATGAAGAATGTAAAAATTTTTCTTTACCAGAGGGTTCAAGAGCAACATATGAGGAGATAGACATGGGAAAGTTCGTACCTAAAACAGATAGTCCTGATGGACATAATAACAGCAAGGAGCATTATGAAGAAGCAAAGCAAGTCAGAAACGCCAATAAACAAGCTGATGCAGAAAGCACTAAAGACAGCAGCAGCGATTCTGAAGAATGAGGAAGATGCAAAGACTACTAAAGAAAAGCAAAAGATGGCTGATTACATTGAGTACAAAATGTCAAAAGGTCATTCTAAAGATGCTGCTACATCAATGGCGAAAGCTCATATAGGAGATAACAGAAATGAAAAAATTGTCTAAAAGACAAGAAGATACTTTGAAAAAACATTCTGTTCATCATACAAAAGCACATATGTCTTTTATGAAAAAAGAAATGCGTAAAGGAAAGTCATTCACAATTGCACACCGAATGGCTATGAAGAAGATAGGGAAATGAGTAAGACTGCCACTAAATCTAAACCTAAACTTTGGAAGCGTATTGTTGCTAGAATAAAATCACAAGCATCACATGGTACGAGGGCTGGACAATGGTCAGGAAGAAAAGCCCAAGCTGCAGTTAAGGCTTATAAGAAAGCTGGTGGTGGTTACAGAGGTGGTGGCAAGTCAAAAACTTCTTTATCTAAATGGTCAAAACAAAAATGGCGTACAAAGTCAGGAAAGAAATCATCAAAGACAGGAGAAAGATATTTACCTGAAAAAGCTATTAAGTCATTATCTGCAAGAGAATATGCTCGTACTACTGCAAAGAAAAGACGAGATAAAGCTGCAGGAAAACAATTTAGTAAGCAACCTAAATCTATAGCTAGAAAAACTAAAAGGTATAGAACTTGACATTACTTACACAAATACCGATAAAAGATTTAGTACAATTAAGAGCAGTAGTTAAAACGCAACATATGAAACATTATCCTAGAGAACAATGTACAGATAGAGAAGCTGATAAAATTATAGAAACTATTACTCCTGAAACAAGAGAGAAACTAATCAAACTAGCTGTAGATTATGGGATCACTAAATTATAAACCATCAGGAACAAGTCTTAAAAATTTTTTAAAAGACAATAACTTCTTTAGAGGATTGCGTGGGCCAGTTGGTTCAGGCAAATCAGTTGCTTGTTGCATAGAAATTATTAGACGAGCATTGGAACAAAAACCAGCAGAGGATGGTATTCGTAGAAGTAGATGGGCAGTCATAAGAAATACAAACCCACAATTAAGAACAACAACAATTAAAACATGGCTTGATTGGTTTCCTGAAACAGAATGGGGAAACTTTGCATGGAGTGTTCCATATACTCATAAAATAAAAAAAGGAGATATAGAACTAGAAGTTATTTTTTTAGCACTTGATAGACCTGAAGATGTAAAAAAATTATTATCATTAGAACTTACTGGTGTATGGATTAATGAAGCAAGAGAGATTCCTAAAAGTATTGTAGATGCATGTTCAATGAGGGTAGGTAGATATCCATCTATGAGAGATGGTGGCCCAAGTTGGTATGGTGTTATCTGTGATACTAACCCACCAGATACAGATCATTGGTGGAGCATTATGTCAGGAGAAGCTGTTATACCTGATTACATAACTAAACAAGAAGCCAAGATGTTAATTAAACCTGATAACTGGAGATTCTTTAATCAACCACCTGCTATGAAAGAATTAAGAAACAAAGAAAAAGAAATTGATGGTTATGAAGAAAACAAAGAAGCAGAGAATATGAATAATCTTACACCAAACTATTATAAAAATATTATACGAGGTAAAACTAAATCTTGGATTGATGTTTATGTATTAAATAAATTAGGACAGATAGAAGATGGCAAACCTGTATATGAATCATTTAGAAGTGATATTCATGTAGCAAAAGGAGATTTAGCAATAGCAGAGGGTATTCCTATATTTGTAGG